CCTTTGTCCAAGCTTCAATATTATTGTAATAGTTAGAGTAAGCAATAAGAATACCACCATCCAGGCCCTGATGTTCTTTTCTTTGTTCATATGCTGAGCTTAATGGGCGCCAATTTAAATCCTGAAGCTTCAGGTGTTTTTTGACTATCCTCTTAATCTCCTGGCAAATCTTTAATTGGGCCTTAATGGAGCATTCCTTAATAAGGGGGTCCATTCTATTTATAACCCTTATAGTTTCCTCCCAATTGCCCATTAATTTAAACTCTATCCTCGGGATAAAGCCCTGGTTTAATGGTACATTGGTTTTATTCCAAAAAGTCCTTGCCACTATCTTTGCGGATTAGTTCCAGTAGTTGTAGGTTGCCTTACAAGAATTACTTCCTGAAGAAGCGGGTCATCACCAGCCTGAGATACTGAACTATCCCCAGCGGGTTCCATTATAAGGCCATCAAGAATAAACTTATCCAATACTGGGTTATAATCAAAATATCCGTCAGCATTAAGGTAGCCCAACCCCCTTAGGTATTCCTTGGTGAATAAAACTTGAGTAGACTGACGATCGTTCCCGCCAGATTCTGTAAAATTAGTTACAGGCCAACTGCGCATGTAGTTATAATTGCAAAGACATTTAAGGGTTATATCCTGATGTAAGCCTTGGCTATTATCCTCCATGAACGGATCAACCTTTGTGGTTACCCTACGCCAAATGATGGTCTGTTTACAAAATGTATCCTGACCATCAACCGATATTAGGTTTTTGAAATCGTCCCAATCATTTGCAAGAAGGTCCATATGCAAAGCTTATTAGGCCTCTGGCTGAGAACCAGGAACCTACTGTGTTTACTGGTTGACATTTTCCTACGATCAAGGGTGGAGAGATAATATTTTTGGGGCAATTTGGAACCTTTACTCCCAATTTAGAACCCAATGCACAAGCAACGCTTCTTACAGATTCTATTATTGAATCAGAACCCCCAACCGTACTTTTGAATAGTGAGGTCCAATATGTAGAAGGATCATACCATGATGCTTTGCTGGGGCCCATTTCCATCGATTTAACTGCCCCCTTTCCTAATCCTCCAGTGCTGCCCCCGCTTCCTGTAGTCGATGATCCGCTTAAAATCTTTGGAATCCCCCGGATGATAAGATCAAAGTCTACTTGCTTTGCTATAAGGACATTCCAAAGACTTGGCCATTTAGTTTCATCGAATACATCTGCATCGGCAATTTGAGCAGCTTTTTGGAAAAACAATTGCCACTGTCTTACAGCTGATATGAATCCAGCTTCTTCCACTGCGGTTACACCCGGTAAATCAAACTCCACCATTTCCTTAATGGTTGACCCCAATGTAGGAGTAGTGGCCACTATAAGATCAAAGCTCATCGAACTACTTCCATCAATATTAGTGGCTGTGAATACTATTCTGTACTCACCAGCCGCTAGATAGGTATGGCTTGGATTCTGGGAATTTGATGTAATGTTGTCTCCAAAATCCCAACTCCAAGACGTTGGATTACCAGATGACCCATCAATAAAATTTACTGATAGGCCAACTGATTGGTATTGGAAAGCAACTACGGGTGCTGCCATTGCTTATTTGGTTTTTTCGTACAGTGCTTTGAGGTCTTCAAGGCTCTTCTTAGCAAGGCCCTTCTTTTCATCAGCTGTGATGTTGTCGCTGTCCTTTATAGCGTCGATCATCTCGCTCTTGGTCAGCTCATCCTCATCGTCAAAGTCCTCGTCAATGGTGTCTTCTTCCTCGTCGTCTTCGTCCCCCACGGAATCGCTTTCAGCCGAGATAGTTTCCTTGGCTATCTTCAGGGCCCGCTTCTGCTTAAGCTTTTTTCGCTCTTCCTTGACTAAGGCCTGCATCTCTACCTTCTCACCGTGGTTTGCCTGCTCGGATACGTAGGCATTGTATTCAGCCTCAGTTGCCTGAGTGATGTGCAATGTGCTTAAACCACGTTTGATACCCGCCTCCTTAAGTATGGAGAAAGGTACTTCAACCACCTGGTGGTTAGCAATGCTTACCTTGGTTTTCTGATCGTAAAAGCTGTGAGCCTTTTCATTGCCTATTTTAAGGTAGGCTACTTTCTGTTTTGACATGGCTTAAAATTTAATTATTAATAGTACCGAGGTATAATTATAATGATTTTGGTGTCGTATAAAAACTTGTACTGTAATAACCAAAAACCCCAACCTTTGTGGTCGGGGCTTAAGGGACAATGGAAGATCAGCGGAATTAGCAAGGTTACTGGAAAACCTGAGTTTCCTGAGAGGTGGGGTCCATGTAGGTGGGGAATCCATGTCCTGAGCCGAAAGCCAGTGTTTCGTCCATGATGACCCGGGAGTCTTTGTACATAGTTACGAAGCCTGTCTGGAAGGTACAGTAGGTTTCCTGTGTCTGGTCCTGAATAATCTTGTCGGTTTCCACCAGGAGCGGCTGGGCGTTGAGTTTCAGCAGTGCACTGCTGTTATCCACGAATACCGCCTGGGTATCAGGCACCGATCCGTGAATCCAGTAATTCGCATCCGTGGGGATGGGGCTTTTCACTGTAAGAGTTACGTTACCGCGGGGCTGGCCGAAATACTTGGTAGTAGTCAGGAGATCGAGCATATCCATGCCCATAGTCTCACCACCCACTACATTGGTGAAGGATTTACCCAGGCGGGCTCCTCTTACCCAGAGTTTCAGCAGGTCGCGGAAGGTCAAGGTATTTGCGGTAGCAATCCCGATGGTCGGAGCTGAGTCGATGCCCCCCGCCTGATCGCCGTTGATGAGCATATTAATCATCATAGCGTCCAGGCCCATACCCATCTTTACCCCCATATCCTGCATGAACAGGCCCACTACGTTGAGGGCTACGAACTGGATAACTTCGTAGGGAACCTTGATACCCCGGCCGTATTTGTATATCTTGGAGGTTTTCTGGTCGAAGCTTACATCACCCAGTGGGATTATTTCAGCAACGCCTACCTTCATCGGAATGGCCTCGCTCATGTTGATGGCGGGCATCGTTACTTGCAGCTGGGATACAGTCTGCTCGCCGGCGATAAAATTCGGGTAGATGGGTGCTTTACGCAATCCCAGCCTGATCGCATCCCGGAAGATTTCAGGGATCAACCAACGCATGTTACGGTCAGGCAGATTAGTAATAAGCTGGATGCTGTCCCTTGTAGGGTCTAGGCCCAGGTCTTCATAAAACTGCTCCATGCTGAGCTGATGTGTCTCCTGTACGTATTCTGCAAGAGTCACGTCTATACCGCCCTCGGGGTCCCGGCGAAGAGCTTCACAAGCTCCGACCATATCGGGCAGTTTTGCGGCGAACTTGGATTCTTCACCAATGGATTTTCTTTTCATTTGCGGTAATTTTGCTTTTTGATTGATGTTTGTGTATGGGTTAATCCTTCAGCAGGATTCGGCTATAACCGTACTGAGCGGTAGTGGGGTCCAAAATCCATGCCACCATGTCGGTAACATCGGTCATAGCCCCCCATGTATTCCACCCCAGTATACCGTCGCCGGGATCATGGGTAGAGTCGTAGCCATTGAATGTTGCTTCCTGCGCATTGGTTGCTCCGTTGAAGGAAGTAATACCCCATTGGATAGCGAATCCCCGGGTAATAACAGTCACATAGTCGCCTACTGCACCATCAGTATAGGCAAAGCCTAGCAGCTTGTGCTGAAGATCAGTTTTTGCCCAGGCAACTATTGTACCGTCAGTGGCAATTTTGACCGGCTGGCCAGCTTTAATGCCACCGGTACCTGTAACAAATTCCAAAGCAATTTTGCCTTCTTCCTGCTGTAGGAATTTTCCGCGGGTATTGAGACCCAGCTGAGTAAATGTGCCAGAACCGGTCATAACAAAATTTATTTAGGTGTTGTGGAAATGTGGTGTTGGTTATTTCTTGATCTCCCCGTGCATGGAGTTAGTTACTGAGTTGAGGCCGGCCTTCTTCTTCCGGAGGTTTTCAGCAGCCTGCTCTTTGCTGATAGTTTTTGTACCCTCATTCTCCTTGCTTGCCCCAGAAGAGGCCCGATTTACTGCTGTGCTTCCACATGAACTGCAGGACATGGGGAACTTTTCCTCCAGCTGAGTGGTATACTGAGTATTCAGGCCATCAAGCACTGTCAGATCGCTATTGTTAATCATGTCAACAATGGACTGCTCAGGTTTATTGTCGGCTACCTTCGTATACAGTGCCAGAGTTTTTGCCCGGGCAGCTGTAAGGGTGTTATTCTTGAATGCAGTCAGAGCGGTAACGTTGTCCAAATCTGCCTTAGCAGCCGTGTAAGCTGTTTCTATGGCAGTCAACCTTGTCACTTCTGCAGTCAGCCGGGTGATCTCCGCTGTCTGGCCATCATTCTGCTTTTTGTTTATTGCGGTAAAGATAGCATTCAATTCCACCTTACCTCCTTCGGGTATCTGCAACCCCAGAAAGGCCGCAAGTGCAAGAAGTTCGTTCATGTTTAAGTTTTTTGGATTTTCGTTATTATTTAATGGAGCAGGTATTGTAGGATTTTCAGCGTTCTGGATAAGGTCAGTTTTAAAGTCAAAAAAGAATATTTTGGATTCCTTGAGCTCCTTGATTTGCTCAGAGTTGTAGGTTACATCCGCATATCTTGGATTAACTATCCTGCCATCCTTATTTACCTTCTGAGCGTATGGGTCAGCCCCATGATGTACAAGGGATAATTCCGGGTATTTCTTTATAGAGTTAGCGATCCTTCTATACATATTACCATCCTTATCAAAGGTTCCTAGCTTACCCCAGAACTCATCGTCCGTCAAAGCTGCATGGGACTTTTCCCACATAAAGTTCACGGTTACTGAAGTGGAATGTATAGAAGGGGGGTCCATCATTACTCCCCGAGCGATACGCGGATTGCTTTTGCCATCTATTTTTAGAACAACGTTAATCCCCGCCGGAATTTCATAACCCTCTTCGCTTATGTAGGCTTTTTGCCAGGCTGCTGCGGATATAGCTCCTAATGCATTTCCCACTGAGGTTGACTCATGGTCCGGGTTTACAGTTGCTCCTACAAGCAAATTTGTTGATTTCTTTACCACCCCGTTCATGGAGAAGTCCACTGGATTCCACGACTTATGAACAATTACCTCTGATAGAGCCCGGAATGTAGGCTCTATGAAATCGCCGTCCTTTGGTACAAGGTCTTCAGCTTTTACCTCGGGGTAGTATGTAGTGTAATTGGGGGTTGCGGAATCAAAAAGACCGCAGGATGTTACCGCGGTTTTCTTTTCTTGTTCAATCTTCGCTGCTATCTTATCCAAGTCCAGCCCAGGTGGCATGAAGCCCAAAATAAGATTGTGTGCAAAGCCCAATTTGATAGTATCCAAAAACATAATTGAAGGTTTTATTTTGTTGGCATAGGCTTGTTCTTCTGCCTTGTCTTCTTGTCTGAAGCTTTCTTTTGCTTACCCCTATTCTGATCAGCTTCCGCATTATCAGTAGGAGTACTTCCGCCAGCCAGAATCTCCCAAGGAACCATAGGTTCATCATACGCTGGAGCTGCATACCCAAGCTCATCAGCAATTTGCTCTTGGTTAATTACGCCCATGATTCCTTTTTGCATAACATTACGTACCTTTATTTCCTCTGCTTGCTGATACTTAAGATCATCCTGTAGAGTGGAACGATTGAACTGTACTTTCAGGTAATCTATCTTAAATCCAGCTAATGTAAGGGCAAGCATATATCCGTACTGGAGGTTAGTAGCGACGATATTCTGGATATTGCGCAGTTCGGATAGCATTTTCATAAATACTATGCTAATCTGGGTCTCAGAAGTCGCATACGCTCTACCCCATAACGCAGCATCAGTCTTTAATCCTGAAGCAATTTGAAGCTCATTGTTTTCATAGAGTTTAATGCCTTGGTCCACTGCTTTGCCTAGGCTATAGAAATCAAATTCGTGTTGATCCTTGTATCCAACTACCACACCGTCCTCCATCCCGCTAAGGAGTTGGTTTTTGGTTTTGACTAATATCTGAGTAAGGCGGCCCTCATAATCCGCATCCGATTCACCATCCAGTTGATCCGGGAGCTGAACACTTGCAGCTAAAAACCCCAATAAACCCAATTGCTTTGTTACATGGGTAATATTTTTGTTCATTAGCTTCTGTACTCCAATATTCTCCAATGCCGCAAGGTATGGTGGAAACCCATATGGTATTTCTGTATCACCATTCAAAGCATAATACCTATAAGTGTTAGTATTAAGCTTCAATAAGTTAAACTGCTGCAATAATCCTTCAGTAAGAAAGCCCCACCGTATTCTCTGATACGGAGTGTATTTCATATTGCCTGGCTCTAGTACAAAATCAATATCATCGGGGTTAACCAGGAGGACAGTTTCTATACCATCCAGTTTCTTCGTAGGAACCCATTCACAGGATAATGCTCCGCCAATAAGAATTTGGGCAAACATTTTATTAACAAGGCCGTCCACCCCAGCACATCCATATGCCCAATCAATTTTTTGGAACTCAAGATAACGCCTCATCTTATCCGCTAACTCAGGATCAACAGAACGGTCGAATATCACCTTATGGCCAGTATTACCCAGGGTTACAATATTATGAATTGCCTGGCCAAGGTCTGGGTTGATTTTAGAGAGAGTTCTGATTATCTGTACTGCTTCCCTGAGATAGTCACGGTTTACAATCCTGTATTCTGGGCTTTGAAAATTTACCGTGTCAATGGGGAGGTTGGGGGAACTTCTTCTGGTAGTTGGGAGATTTACTGGATCGGGTTTACCAGGAACCGGAACCAAATTTTTATTTACTACCTCAGGCTTACTAGGATATTTTACCGGGGGCCCAAACATTAATTCGATGAACCTTCCGCCTAATGATTTCTTTGCCATTATCTTGGTAATACGTTGTTTTTGTTGAGAGGTTCTTTTCTAACCCAATTGGTTATTGCTTCAGCAAATGTAGAATCATCCGTGTAAACCTCATCATTGAAAATATCGTCCTCAGCGGTTTTGTCTTTATTCATAGCTATTGGCCTATTCCTAGCATCGTAAATGAAGGTAGGGGCTTCAGCTGTAAAGAATCTATTCTTAATATTACAAGTGTCGTTGCGAATGTCTTCCTCTAGCTCTGCAATGATAAGCGGCCTATTCTTTTTAGTAGTATACCACCCTGGGATTTCCTCTACTTCCGGCCTTGATTTACCCTTCTTCTTCAGCATCTTGCGGGAATAGTAGAGGTTGGTGTATCCATTGTTCTGCAGGTTCATTGCTAGGCCCAAACCAATGTCGTTGGATTCGGGAGCAACTCTTGCTCTATATTCCTTTCCATACTTTGCCACTATCTTTTCAAATTTATCCAATGGTATACGAGCTTTCATGCAAACCTTCTCGTCTCCGTGTTGATCCATCAAACTAAATGCTGAGTAATCATAACCTCTACCTGTTGCAACATCAGCACCCAATGTGTACTTTAGATCACGTTTAGGCTTTTCAAATACATGGAGCAAACCGTTTAGTTCGGTCTTTATGGGTTGGATTGTATCCAAGTAATCGTCTATATCCCGAATATCGGATAAATCAAAGACAGTATTGCCGGAGGTTAAAAAGTCACCGTCTATTTCCTGTGCTGTTTTCCTAGGTCCAAGAATTTCTGCCTGCTCCTTATACCAATTCCAGTCACGTTCCGGATGCATCTGCCAATGTAGTCGTATGGGGTGGAATACGTTTCCTCCGGCCACTGCAGCTTGGAATGTTCTATGGAAGAAGTTACCCACCCCATATGCGGTAGAATTTACTATTGCTCTACCCCCCGTGGATAGAGTGGGGAAAGATGCTGCCCATATCTTGTCCGCCCATCTTACTATCGCTGCTTCATCAATCACAAGGAGGGATACTGCTTCAGACCTACCAGCTTCTTCAGTGGTTGGGATGGAGGCAATGATTGATCCATTAGCGAACTCCATCTCAGAGGCCGTACCAAGAGATTGTTCATTTTTACCATTAACTATCTTAGTCTTTAGATGTGCAGGTAAATTCCTATACATGAATTTAATCTTCCTCAAAACCTTCTTGGCAACACGGTCTTTGATAGAGATAATTACGATGTTCTTATGTGGATGGTACATTGCATACCACAAACAATACATCGATATAAGTTCTGTAACTCCGGCCTGTCGAAATTTCAGGATGATGTTGAACCTATACTCAAGGAAGCATAGCAGGGTTGCTATCTGGTATGGGTAGAGTTCGAATGGGACCTTTCCGAGAAGCGGGTGGACAACCTTTACGAAGGTACTGAAAAAGAAAATGTCCGATGAGGCCTTTCGTAATTCGGCGAACTCAGCGGATGTTAGAGCTTGGGCATCGATAAACTTTTTTTCATTCTGGGCCATTACTTCAATTTCAGCTTTAGTCCTACCCCGGCATTAAAGGTCGGGGACTGATCAGTCGATATTTGTCCGTAGGTATAAAGCCCTACCTGCTTGTACATGATCGAATAGTCCAATCGGATGTGAGCGCCCTTAGTGAACGGATTATAGGTTGTGTAAAGATATGATTCTGTGGTCAAAGCATTTAGGAAAGACTTCGCTGGATTTCCTTGTTTGGGGGCCCAAGGGTAAGCTGCAAGTTTATTATTCCAAAATTGGTATCGGTAACCATCATAATTAGTTGGCCAAGTTCTTGAAACTATATTGGTACCATCAAAAAGGTCTAATGTCAGAGAATCCTTGTAGAATCTGCCTAGTATTAATTGTGGGCTACTAAAGTTAGTGGTTATCTTCAAAGTATCCACGCGAAGAGAGGGTATTCCAAAGGTATCATGTATTAAGGTAGTATCATGTAAAGTCAAGTATACTGGTACCTTTTGATAAATTGTTACTGTTTGGGGTGGAATACTAGCACCTCCGCTTTTAACGGTATCCGGTATATACACGATTTTGTGTATAGTATCTGTTTTTACTGGAATAGGTAAAGAAGGTTGAGGTTTAGGTTTATTACATAGCCAAAATACAATAAAACATAAAATAGCTATACCACTTACGATTAAGATGGTTTTTGTTTTGTTTGACATACTTGAGGCTTTATTTGATAAATAATTGCCCAAA